GGTGATGACAGTCATTCCCCACGTCTTGCGTAACGCCGCTGGCGAAGCGGTGAGTCTGCTGCTGCTGGAGCAGGGCAGCGACTGGCAGCCTCCCGCTGGCCACACAGTCGAGCCTGATCCCGATGGCGCGATCTGGGCTGCTGCCGCCACGCCACAACCTGAGCCAGTACCACCGGCGGACTGGGATACGTTCAAGCGCCTCACGCTGGCTGATCCAGGTGTGAACGCGGCACTGGCCACGGCAGCGCCATCTGCGCCGGCCGCAGTGCTGGCGCTGCCCGCCGCGCTCATGGCAGCTGCGTCTGGTGGCGGCGCTGACGACTTCCGCGCCGCATGGCTGCTGCTCCGCCGTCTCGACCTAGTGCCACAGGCAACGCTCGATCAACTCACGGCGCTGGCCCATAGCTGCAACCTGCCTGCCGAGTTTGTGCGCGTTTTGGGAGGGCAGCAATGACTCACCCTCGCAAGCTGATCCGTCAGGCTGCCGTTGCGCACCTGATCGACAAGACCGCTGCAGAGGAGCGCGTCTTCGCGGGCCGGCTGATGCCTGTCGAGGAGCCTGAGCTGCCGGCGATCGTCGTGCACACGCGCGACACCGAGCGCAACACCGAACGCTCGCCATCGCACTGGAATGGCTTTGAGCAGCGCGAGTGCATCCTGTCGATCGTCTGCGTCGCGCAATCGTTCGCCGACATCGACGACGACCTGGACGACATGACCGAGCAGGTCGAGGCCGCCCTGCAGTCCTGGGAGATCCCCGGCCTCGAGTCGGCCGAGGTGATGCTGCAGGACACCAGCTCACAAGACCCTGACTTCGACGGCAGCCTGGCCACTGGCGCCGCCGTGGTTCGCTACGCGGTCACCTACCGCAAGCCCTACCGCGACATCCCCAACCCCTACGTGCTCGACGGCGACGACCCGCTGGAGCAGAGCGGCGCCTACCCTGGCGGCCGCATCACCCCAGACGGCCAGACTGGCGAGACATGCCCCGTGGCTGACGCCACCATCACCGCCAACGGCGAGGAGCTCACCTGATGGCCACCACTCGCAAACGCAAGGCTGCGGCCGAAGCAGCGCCGCTGCAAACCTTGAACGTCGACAGCCTCGCTGCCTTTATGGGCATCGAGCAGCCCGATCGCGAGCGCCTCACCCAGGCCCTGGATCTGGCGATCGAGGCAGCCGAAGCCATCACCGGCCAGCCGGTCGGCGACACCGCCCCGCATGGCATCCGTCACGGCGTGCACCTGCTGGGCGCTGAGCTGCTGATCAAGGATCAGCTCGACGACATCCCAGAGCCTGCCGCCATTCCATTGGTGGTGCGCTACCTGTGGCAGGCCAACCATGCTGGGGGTTAATCGCTCTGACCAGCTGACCGCTGGCGTCGGCTCCGCCGAGTCCACCGATCACGCGCGGCGGCTGAGCAACGTGGCCCGCTACGGCACCGTGCAGGAGGCCGACTACACCGGCGCCACGGCCGGCTTCCCGGCGATTCGCGTGCAGCTTCAGGAGGGCGAGATCCTCACCGACTGGATGCCGTGGTTCACGCCGCGCGCGGGCAACGATCGCGTATGGGATCCTCCGGAGGTCGGCGAGGTGGTGATGGTGCTGGCCCCGTCGGGTGAGCTCGGTGCTGGCGTCGCCATCCCTGGCCTGTTCAGCAACGGCAACGCCAACGGCGACCGCTCCGGCCTGCAGCGCCGCACCTTCCAAGACGGCACGGTGGTGGAGTACGACCGCCAGGCGCACAAGCTGAAGATCGACGCGACAGCCAGCAGCAGCACGGTGGAGGTAAAGGCCACCACGGTGTTTGTGCAGGCCAGTGGCACAGCCACCATCAAGGGCAGCCCGATCCACCTCAACCCCTGACGCCATGGCCAAGGTGATCCGCATCGGCGACCCGGGCAGCCACGGTGGCGCCGTTACCACCGGCAGTCCCGACACCTTCGCCAACGGTCTAAAGGTGGCGCGCGTCGGCGACACCTACAACTGCCCGATTCATGGGCCCAACCCGATCGCAACTGGCAGCCCGGACACGTTCGCCAATGGGCTGAAGGTTGCGAGAGTAGGAGACACCACCGCCTGCGGCGCCACGCTGCAGGGCGGCAGCCCCAACGTGGAGGCGAACTGATGGCCGCTGGCATGAGCCGCACGACTGGCGCCCCGCTCAGCGGGTTCGATCACTTGCGCCAGTCGATCCAGGACATCCTCACCACGCCGATCGGCACGCGCGTGCATCGGCGCGACTACGGCTCACGGCTTCCCCGGCTGGTGGACCGGCCGATGAACGCCAGCCTGGTGTCCGAGATGGTGGCCGCCACCGCCGAGGCCCTGAACCGCTGGGAGCCGCGCCTCCGGCTGGAGCAGGTCAAGATAGAGAACGTCTCGGTCGCCGGCCAGATCGAGCTCAGCCTGGTTGGCTACTATCTGATCAACGGCCAGCGGGTCGCCATTGAGGGCCTGGTGATCTGATGGCCACGATCGACTTCAGCTCCATCCCCGCGCCGGAGATCATCGAGCCGCTCGACTTCGAGTCGATCCTCGCTGAGATGATCGCCGATCTGCAGGATCGCGACCCGTCCTACACCGAGATCCTCGAATCGGATCCGGGCGTGAAGATCCTCGAAGTGGCCGCGGCCCGCGAGCTGATCCTCCGTCAGCGCGTGAACGACGCCCTGCAGGCGACGCTGCTGCGCTACGCCGGCGGCGGCGACCTCGACAACCTGGCGGCCTTCTACGCCGTCACCCGCCTCACCGGTGAGACGGATGCTGCTCTGCGCGTGCGCGTGATCGAGCGCATCATGGGCAGCAGCACCGCCGGTGGCGCCGCCTGGTATCGCTACCAGGCGCTGACCGCGAGCGAGCTGGTCAAGGATGCAGCGGTCTCCAGCCCGGCCCCAGGTGAGGTGCTGATCAATGTTCTTTCGGCCCAGGGTGACGGCACCGCCAGCTCGGCGCTGCTGGATGTCGTGGACGACGCGCTGCAAAGCGACGACGTGCGCGTGATCACCGATGTGGTCACCGTTGCTGGGGCGACGATCACGACCGTGCCTGTGACCGCTCAGGTCTACCTCTACCCCGACACTCCGATCGAGGTGTTCAACGGCCTGCAGGCCAGCCTCACCGCCGCCTTCGCCGCATCCTCCGGCCTCGGCTGGGACGTCACCCGCTCCTGGCTGATCGCCCAACTGCACCCAGCTGGCGTGCAACGAGTGGTCTTGACTGCCCCGGCGGCTGATGTAGTCTGCGGCCCCAGTCAGGCGCCGGCATTGGGCGCGATCACGCTCACTATGGCTGGGCGTGACCGATGACCGTCAGCCGCTACGACCTACTGCCACCTAACGCCACGGATCTGGAGCGCGACTTCAGCCGGGCGACCTCCAGCCTGGTGCGCACCGGCCCGCCAGTGCCCATCATTCGCACCGCCAAGCGCACCAACATCCCCGACTCGGTGGTGCCGTGGCTGATCTATGAATACGGCCTCGGCGAGATCCTGCCCTACCTGGGCAACAATCAGCGCCTGGCCATTGCCGAGGGTGTGCTGTGGCAGCGCATCCGTGGCACGCCTGAATCCGTCCGCGTTGCGCTGAGCTGGATCGGCGTCACCGGTCTGATCGAGGAATCCGAGGGCGGCTCCTACCGCTGGGCCGAATACCAGCTGGGTCTGTCCGAGGCCACCACTGGCGACGCGATCATCGACAACATCGTCGGGATCGCCGGCATCAGCTCCCCGGTCCGCAGCAGGCTGCAGCGGATCTATGCGATCTATGACATCCGTCAGCTGGTCTGGGATCAGGGCCTGCTCGATGACGGAATGTGGGACGACCACAGCGGTGTGCGGCCCAACCTTGACTGGCCGCAGATCAGCTACGGCCAGATCCACGCCAGCTTGGTGGTTGAGAACACAACAGTCGCCAGCACGCACACGGATGTGATCGGCATCCTGGTGCAGCTGATCGACCACTTCCGGCTCGATCACAGCGTCTGGGATGAAGACCGCGATGTGATCAACCATCCCGGCCTGCTCACCAACCAAGAAGGCGTGAGCGGCGCCTACCTGTATCAGACCTGGAGCGCGTTCAGCTGGCAAGCCACAACAACCTGGCTCACGACCAACGTCGTGGCGACAAGCACTGTGACAACCCAGACCGCGTAGCATGAGGGGCGACTAAGGGGCGAGCATGGCGGCAGTCCTGACTACCAGCGGGCGCATCGCCATCGCGACGGCGATCAAGGCGCGCACCGCTCACCTGGCATGGGGCAGCGGCGACGCAGCCTGGGGCAATACCCCACCTGTGCCTCCTGGCAACGCCACGGCCTTGCTGGCGGAGATTGCGCGGCGCAAGGTCAATCAGGTCGACTTCTGCACGCCCGATGCAGCCGGCGCGATCAGCGTGCCCGAGGGCAAGTTCAGCATCAGCGCGACGCCGACCAACAACCTCTACTTCAAGTTCCACTTCGAGTTCGCTGATGCAGTGGGCTCCACGATCCGCGAGCAGGCGATCTTTCTCGACACCGTGGCCGCGGCCGGCGTCCCCTCCGGCCAGCTCTACCTGCTGCCCGCTGAAGTGGCGCAGCCTGGCACCCTGCTGGTGATCGAGCGGCGGGCGCCGATCATCCGCGAGATCACAACCCGTCAGCTGTTCGAGTTCGTGGTGACTTTCTGATGACGCTCGCCGGCTACTACAACCGCTTCGATGCGGCTGATCGCTACGACGAGATCCTGTTCCGAGCGGGCAAGCACTCGCAGAGTGCTGAGCTTAACGAGGTGCAGTCGACCCTGATCGACCGCCTGAAGCGCATCGCTGATGCGGTGTTCAAGGACGGCGCGGTGATCAGCGGCACGCCGCCGACGATCAGCGGCACGACCATCAACTGCCCGCTCAGCCTGATCTACTTGCGCGGTGCGGTGCGTGAGATTCCAGCGCGCACCTTCACGATTCCGGCAACCGGCCTGGTGCGCGTTGGCGTCTACCTCCTTGAGGAGGAGATCACGGAGGTGCAGGATCCCGACCTGCGCAATCCGGCAGTCGGCACCCGTGGCTACACCGAGCCGGGCGCCGGCCGCCTGCGCGTCACCCCCACTTGGGGCCGCGAGGGCGACGGCAGCACCGGCGTCTTCTACCCCGTCTGGACCGTCATCGATGGCGCCCTGCTTAGCCAGGCGGGCGCCAACACCGGCGATGCGTTCAGCGAAGCGCTGGCCCGCTACGACCGCGAAAGCAACGGTTCCTACATCGTCACCGGCCTGAGCGTCACAGCACTGGGCCTGGCGGCCGGAGTCAATGCCTTCTCCGTCAAGGACGGCACTGGCAACATCTACGGCTACAAGATCGACAAGCTGGCCGCGACCCGGCTGAACTACACCGAGGACCCCGACCTGGAGACGGTCACCTCGGAGCCCGACACCTTCACGGGAACGACCGGCGGCAGCGCCACGATCTCGATGAACCGCTACCCCCTGGAGAGCATCCTGGGCGTGGTGATCACCCGCGAGAAGACCGTCACGATCACGCGCGGCGGCACGAGCGGCGGGCAGGACACGCTGCCTGATGTGTCGGTGCTGAGCATCCAAAGCGTCACGCAAGGCGGCACCACCTATCACACGCCGCAGGACTACTTCCTGAACGGCGACAAGGTGGATTGGAGCCCTGGCGGTGGCGGCACAGAACCCGCTCCTGGCTCCACCTACACCGTCACCTACCGCTACCTCGGCAGCGTCACCCCCACCGCCGTGGATCTGCAGGCAGGCACCTTCACTGTGACCGGCGCCGTCAATGGCACCCTGGTGCTCTCCGACTACCGCTGGAAGGTGCCGCGCTACGACCGGCTGTGCATCGACCGCGAGGGCAACTTCTCCCGGATCAAGGGCATCAGCAGCCGGTTCAACCCGCTGCCCCCTGCTATTCCCGCCAACCTGCTGAACCTGGCGACGATCGAACAGCGCTGGGGCCTGACGCCAAACGTCATCAACGACGGCATCCGGGCGATTCCTTTCGACCAGCTGGAGCGGATGCGCACGCTGATCGTTGACCTCTACGACCTGGTGGCCCTTGAGCGACTGAAGACAGACATCAGCTCGCGCGAGCCCAGCAGCAAGCGCGGCATCTTCGTTGATCCGTTCCTCGACGACGACATGCGCGACCAGGGCCTGGCCCAGACTGCCGCCATCGTCGATGGCACACTGCAGCTGCCCATCGCGCCCACGGTCTACCGCGCGCCGGACAACAACGCGCAGGACTGGATGCTCCCCTACACCGAGGAGATCATCCTGGAGCAGACGCGCCAGACCGGCTCCAGCCCGATCAACCCCTACCAGGCTTTCGATCCGATCCCGGCCGCGATCACACTGACGCCTGCAGTGGATCGCTTCGTGCAGATCGACACGATCTGGACCTCGCCAGCGACGCAGCAGATCCGCACCTTCATGGGTTCGACGGGTCGCTACTCCGAGGCCACGACCGTCACCACTCGCACGGAGCTGCTGAGCGAAACCGAGCGACCGGCGGAGTTCCTGCGCCAGATTCAGATCAACTTCAGCCTGGAGGGCTTTGACCCGGGTGAGACCCTCACCGAGGTCAAGTTCGACGGGATCGTCGTTACCCCCGCCTGATAGCCAGCCATGCCCCTTACCGCCAACGGCTCCGGCCAGATCACGGGGTCATTCACGATCCCGGCAAACGTGCCCACCGGTACGAAGCGCGTCACGTTCCTGGGCAACCAGGGCAGCTTCGGCGCTGCGCGTTTCATCGGCTCCGGCACGATCCTCACGCGCACGCAGCGCCAGCTCACCACGATCGAGACGCGGTTCTGGGATCCGCTCGCTCAGACCTTCCGCCTCGATGAAGGCCGCCACGTCACCGGCGTGGACTTCAAGTTCACCGCCAAGGGCAGCAGCAGCAACAAGGTCTACCTGGAGATCCGCGAGACCGAGCTGGGCCTGCCCAACGCCACCACCCTGGCCGAGGGCGTGCTGCAGGGCAGCGCGATCACAGTGGGCGCATGGAACAAGATCAGCCTGACCCGGCCGGTCTACCTGGAGCCGGGCGTGGAATACGCCATGGTGCTCCTGACCGATGACGCCACCCATGCGGTGGGCCTGGCGGAGCTTGGCAAGTACGACTCGGCGGCTCAGCAGTTCGTCACCAGCCAGCCGTACACGATCGGCACGATGCTGAAGAGCTCCAACGCCAGCACCTGGACGCCGGTGCAGGAGTCAGACCTCACCTTCCGCATGTACGGCGCGCTGTTCACCAGCACCACTCGCACGGTGAACCTGGGCCAGATCCGCGGCGCAACGGTGAGCAGCCTGACCCGCTCGGGCAGCACCGCGACGCTGACGACCAGCACGCCGCACGGCTTCACCACCGGCCAAAAGGTGGTGATCAGCGGCGCGACGCAGGCCGACTACAACGGCGCCGTCACGGTCACCGTGACGGGCCCGACCACGTTCACCTACACGGTGGCCAACAGTCCCGCGACGCCGGCCACAGGGACCATCCTGCTCAGCGCTGGTGATGTGACCGATCTGGTCGCGCTCGCTGGCGTCGAGCGCGTGAGCAGCGCCACCGATGCTGAGTTCGTCTTCACCAAGCCTGACGGCTCGCAGATCCGCGGCGCGGACAACGCGCGCATCCAGTTGGCTGAGGACCTGAATGTCCCGCTTACCCTTTCAGCGGTGCTGCGCGGCACAACGAAACAGAGCCCCTATCTGTTCGCCGGCAGCCAAGCCATCTACGGCAACCTGGGCGAGACCGGCACCTACATCAGCCGGGCAGTGCCATGCGCCGCCAACGCGAAGGTCTCCTGCACCTTTGAGTCGCTGCTACCTGGCGCATCGAGCGTCACGGTGGAGTTTCAGAAGAGCGACGGCACTTGGCAGGCCGTCCCGCTCACCAGTAGCTCGTCGGTTGGCGATGGCTGGACTGAACAGATCCACACCGTCGCCAGCTTCACCGCCGGTGGCACGACCACGCGCGTGCGCCTCACGTCCACCGGCTCTGCCGCGGCCCGCCCGCAGCTTCGTCAACTCCGTCTCGTGGTGATCTGATCCCATGCCCATCGACGACCGCACAACGAACCGCAACTACAAGCTGCCCAACGCCGGCAACTTCCTGGCCGACGATGTGCAGCGTCTGCGCGATGCGCTGGCCGCAATCGACGCGGACGTGTTCGCGCGCTACACCAAGACGGAAACCGATCAGAAGCTGGCGGACCTGATCAACGGAGCTCCTGGCGCACTTGACACGCTGAACGAGTTGGCGGCCGCGATGGGGAACGACCCCAACTTTGCGGCGACGATCACCAACGCGCTTGCAGGCAAGCCTGGCTTCGCCGACGTGTGGACCCGCACGCAGGCGGACGCGCGCTACGTGCAGGGCATCACGCAGACCGAGAACACATTCACCGGCACTGGCACGCAGACAACCTTTGCACTGAGCCAGACGCCTCCCACCAGAGAATCGCTGCTGGTCACGGTCGACGGCGTTGTGCAGCCCGTCAGCGCCTACACGCTAAGTGGCTCGGCGCTGATCCTGAGCGAAGCACCTGTGAGCGGCGCATCCATTCGCGTGCTGATGCTCGGCGTCGCCGGGCCAGTGCAGAGCGCAGCAACGCTGAACTTCTCGCAGGCAGGCACTGGCGCGGTCACGCGGACGGTGGAGAGCAAACTGCGGGATGTGGTGAGCGTTAAGGATTTTGGCGCCGTGGGTGATGGAACGACGGACGACTCGGCAGCAATTCAAGCGGCCATTGACGCCGCCTCAAAAGGCGTTCTGTATTTTCCACCAGGGAATTACAAGATCACTTCGATGATCACGATCACCAAGAATGGCCAAAATGACAGCACGCAAAGCTGCTTAGAGATTCAAGCGACTGGCGCCAAGTTGGTTTCAACCGTCGCTCCGGCCCTGCGGATCACGCAGACCAAGCGGCTTTCGATCATTGGCCTGCAGGTCGATGCGCCGGTTGATCCGTCCAATGCTTCGGTCTACGTCACCGGGATGTGGAGCAGCACCTGGAAAGAGTGCGCTTTTGGCGACGTGGCCTTCACGACAGCTGCAGGCCTTGAGTCTTTTGACCAGGTATATTGGTGCAAGTTTGAGAAGTGCCAGTTCCGCCAAGTCATCATCAACACTGGAACGGCTGCCGCCCGCTACGAGTTTAATAGCAATACGTTTGAGGCCTGCCGCATTTGGAGCGGCGAATACGGAATTAAGAAGTACGGCAGCCACACTATCGAGGATGTTGTATTTGTTAATTGCGACATCAGTTATCAAACTGCTGGCATCCTATACATCGACGAAGCGTGCAGCGGAACGCTTCAGTTTGTCGGAGGTTACTTCGACAGTGTTGCTGGCTTCCCGATCGATCTCAAGGGGTTAACTGTCGATTTCGTCGGGCGCGCTTGGAATCCCAATGACGCCAATGTTTCCGCGTTCCGGATTGCGGACGGCTCAAGAACAGAGTCAAAAGGGCTTGGTGGTGTTCGGTCGGGCAGCCGCTACCCAGTGAGCAGCTACAACCTGATCATCAACGGGGATTTGCGGGCTGGTACTACCGGCGTCGCCACAAGCAACGCAAGTCTTGCGATGCAGAGTGGCGCAGGTGTGTTTGGGCGCTACGTGAAGATCACAAGCAGCACTGCATTTGGAACAGCGACTTTTGTACCCATTGCGTTGCCGTTTGATGGCACCTATACGCTTACGGTTATTGGTCGGGTCAATAGTGGAGCCACCTATAGCAACATTGCAAATGGTATTTTTAATGCAATTAACCTAGACAGTACTTGGACTGTTGATAGCTTTACATTCAACGGAACCCAAGGAGCGCAGCCTACGTTTTCGATCCAGAACGGCGCAAGCGGTTCGTTCGACATTGACATCGCCTACGTTGGCTTGACGTTTGGCGGCATCGGCCAGCTCTATGCTCCGATTCACCCGACTGCAGATAGGTTCACGTATCCCTATGCGCCAGCGGCGCTGTCCGGCGGCAAGACGACCTCAAATCAAGCCGCAAGCATTGCCACGGTCGTAGTAAGCGACCAGACCTCTGTGTCGTTCATGGTTCGAGCGATGTTCGTAGATTCCAGTTATCCGCAATACAACGCGACATGCGTGTACATGTTCAGCGGTATGACCCCTAGTACGCGCCCAACGGTTGCCTCACTGACGCAGCTTCAGGCGCACGCCAGCGGCTTGGACATTACGGCCGTTCCCGTCATTACTTCCTCCGTTTCTGGCACAACTATTACACTTACCGCATCAGTAAGCCCTACAACTTCTGGCGAAACGTTTGTATCTTATGAAATCACCAACATTTTTAATCCCGCAGGGAACACCATAACCCTTCTCTGATTTCAGGATTACTCTCATGGCACTTACAGCCTGCGCCAGGCTTGCGAGCACTTGAAGCTCTGCCCGAGTTCGCAGGCGCCACCGACTGCTGATCACTGCTCTTTTGCTTCCTGACCGATGCCACTTCAAAGGATCCCCGGCGCCATGGTGTCGGACTCGACAATCACCGGAACCGATGTCCAGGACGGCAGCCTCACTGGTGCTGACGTTCAGGACAGCAGCATCGCCAGCGCTGACGTGCAGGACGCATCGCTCACTGGAGCAGATGTCCAGGACGGCGGCCTTGGTCGCGCAGATGTTGGCGAATCGCTGATCCGCCTCAGTGCTGCGCAGGCGACGCAAAGCGGCACCTTCAAGGACTTCACCGGCATCCCCTCCTGGGCCCGGCGGGTGGTGCTCCTGCTCTACGGGGTCTCGACCACCGGTGCGAGTGACCTGCTGATCCAGCTGGGGGGCGGCACGACTCCGGTCACCAGCGGCTACATCAACGGCCAATCCGTCTTCGCCTGGGGCAGCGGCGTGCTCAGCAGCACCTCCACCGCCGGCATCCCGATCTACAACAACGCCGCCACCTACATCTGGTCTGGCCGCGTCGTGATGGAGCTCCTGGAGCCCGGCCTCAACAACTGGGTCGTCACAGCCACGCTCAACAACACCACGACCTCGCCCTCGATGGTGGTCTCGAGCGGCATCGCTGCGCTCGGCGCCAACGTGCTCGGCATGGTGCGGCTCACCACCGCCTCCGGCACCCCCACGCTCGACGCCGGTTACGCCTCAATCAGCTGGGAGTGACCCAGGCGCGGCGCCTAGAATCAACCCGACAGGAGGACTCTCCACATGCCTACGACCTTCCTCCACGGTGTGGAGGTCCTGCAGATCGACACTGGCGTGCGGCCAATCCAGACCGTGCGATCCAGCGTGATCGGCCTGATCGGCACCGCCCCTGACGCTGACGCCACCGCGTTCCCGCTCAACACCCCGGTGATGGTCACCACTCGCAGCGAGTGGGCAAGCATCGGCACTACCGGCACGCTGCCCTCGGCGCTCGATCTGATCTACGACCAGGCCGGCGCTGTCGTCGTCGTCGTGCGCGTCACCGAAGGCGCAAGCGAAGAGGCGACGATGACCAACATCGTCGGCGGCGTGAACGCTGGCACCGGCGCCTACGAAGGCGTCTACGACTTCCTCGCCGCAGAGAACGCTGTCGGCTTTGCGCCGCGCATCCTGCTGGCCCCTGGCTTTACCCATCAGCGTCACAGCAACGGCATCCTCTCGATCGCCGTCACCACCCAGGGCACTGGTTACACCACCGCTCCGGCCGTCACCATCTCGGCCCCGGCCGCTGGTGGCACACAGGCCACAGCCGTCGCGGTGCTTGGCACCGGCGTCAACGCAGGCAAGGTGGTGAGCATCACCATCACCAACCCTGGCCAGGGTTACACCAGCAACCCCACCGTCACGATCGCTGCGCCGACCTCCGGCACGCAGGCCGTGGCGGGCACCGTCAACCGCGGCACCGTCCGCAACCGGGTGCTGGCGGAACTGGTCGGCATCGCCCAGCGCCTGCGCGCGGTGATCATCGCTGACGGCCCCAACACCACCGACGAGGCCGCGATCCAGATCAAGGAAGACTTCGGCAGCGATCGCATCTACGTGGTCGATCCCTGGGTGCTGGTCGATGGCGTCAGCGTTCCCTCCAGTTCCGCCGTCGCCGGCCTGATCAACAAGGTCGACAACGAGAAGGGCTTTTGGTGGTCGCCCTCCAACAACGAGATCAACGGCATCGCCGGCACCAGCCGGGCCGTCGACTTCGCCCTGGGCGACTACACCAGCCGGGCCAACCTGCTCAACGAGCAGAAGATCGCCACGATCATCCGCGAGGACGGCTTCCGCCTCTGGGGCAACCGCACCCTGGCGAGCGATCCGCTCTACGCCTTCCTCTCTGTACGGCGCACCGCCGACATGGTGAACGAGTCGATCCTTCGCGGCCACCTCTGGGCCGTCGATCGCTGCATCACCGCCACCTACCTGGAGGAGGTGCAGGAAAGCGTCCGCTCCTACCTGCGCGACCTCAAGGCCCGGGGCGCCATCCTCGGCGGCGATGTCTGGGTTGACCCTGAGCTCAACACCCCGACCGCCATTGCCAGCGGCAACGTGACCTTCGACTTCGAGTTCACGCCGCCCTATCCGGCCGAGCGCGTGACCTTCCGGTCGCACCTCGTCAACAGCTACGTCGTCGACCTGTTCCGCTGAGGACCTGACCCATGGCACAAATCCCCCGCATCCTGAAGAACTTCAGCCTGTTCGTTGACGGCCGCGGCCTCGCTGGCACCGTCTCGACGCTGACTCTGCCCACCCTCACCACCAAGATGGAGGAGTTCCGCGGCGGCGGCATGGACGCCCCCGTGGAGATCGACATGGGCATGGAGAAGCTGGAGACCGGCTTCGAGCTGTTCGAGTACGACCCGAACATGCTGGCCCTGTTCGGCCTGGCCGATGGCGCCTCCACCCAGCTGACCGCTCGCGGCGCTCTGCGCCGTGATGGTGAGGCTGCTGTGGCGATGGTGGTGAACATGACCGGCGTGATCAAGGAGCTGGATCCAGGCGACTGGGCCAGCGGTGATCAGACCAAGGCGAAGTTCAGCGTGGCCCTGCGCTACCTGAAGATCACCGTGGGCGGCCGCGAGCTGGTCGAAATCGACAAGGTGAACATGATCCGCAAGATCAACGGCGTCGATCAGCTTGAATCGATCCGCACCGCAATCGGGGTCTGATCTGAATGGCTGGCAAGAACCTGCATCCAAACACCGCGAAGATCGAGCTCAACTTCCCGATCACCATCGCTGGAGTTGAGACCGGCCACCTCATCCTGCGCCGCCCCAAGCTGCGCGATGACCTTGCGGCCAGCAAGGCCGGTGGCAGCGAAGAGGATCAGTCGATCTTCCTCGTGGCCAACCTCTGCGAGATCACGCAGGAGGAACTGCTGGAGCTGGATGCGTCCGACTGGACCAAGGTTCAGGAAGCAGTCGCGGGTTTCAGGCAGGCCAAGCAACAGAAGACCAGCTGAGGCAGGCGATCATCGTCCTGTCCAAGCTGACCGGGTGGAGCTTGGCCGAAGTGCTGGAGATGGAGACCGACGACTTCTGGGCCTGGTTCCGCCAGGCTCAGTTCGTCGAGACTGAGATCAACAAGCAGGTGGCAGGGAAATGATCGGCGGCGGCCCTCAGAAGATCACGGTTGAGATCGGCGGCAAGATCGCCGCCAGCCTGAGCCGGTCGATCAAGGCGGCGCAGATCCAGGTGTCGTCGTTCGGGCGGAACGTCACCCGCACGATGAACGATGCGGCGACCGCCGGGAAGAAGGGCTTCAAGGGGATCCTGAGCAACGACCTCTGGCAGGGCGCTGCTGTTGGCGCTGCTGGCATCGGCGTCGCGCTGGCAGGCAGCGTGCGCGTGGCGGCCGACTTCGAGAAGGTGCTGACGGAGATCGGCAAGACCGCCAACGTGAGCAGTGATGGCCTGAAGGGCATCAGCCGCGAGGTGCTGGCGCTGTCGGCCCGGAACCGCACCAACCTCGGCCCGGCGGTGCTGGCTGCCGGCATCCAGGATCTGGTGGCCCAGGGCCTCGAGCTGAAGGATGCGGTGGCGTCGATCGAGTCGCTCGGCCGCGTGGCGACCGCCACCAACTCCGATCTGCTGGATGTCACGAAGACCGGCTTCCAGCTGCAGAACGCGCTGAAGATCCGGCCCACCGAACTCAAGGCGACGTTCGATGCGCTGGCCTTCGCCGGCAAGCAGGGCGCCTTCGAGCTGAAGGACATGGCGCAGTTCATGCCGACGATCGCCGCCGCCGCTGGCACGCTCGGCATCCAGGGCAAGCAGGGCGCAATTGCCCTGGCGAGCATGATGCAGATGGTGCGCAAGGACGCGCCAGACGCCGGCCAGGCAGCGACGCGGATGACCGACGCGATGCTGAAGATGACCGCGCCGGATGCGGTGAAGAACTTCAAGAAGTTCGGCGTCAACATCCAGCAGGTGCTCAAGAACGCCAAGGCGAAGGGCATCAACCCGATGGAGGCTGCGCTCGCCGAGCTGCAGCGGGTGACCGGCGGCGACGTGTTCAAGCTCAGCCAGATCTTCGGCGACAAGGAGGCCAAGCTGGGCCTGATGTCGCTGATGAAGTACCGCAAGGAGTACGAGAAGCTCAAGGCCGATGCCGGCGGCCAAGCCGCGGCGGGCACCGTCGACAAGGACTACGAGCGCCAGATCAAGACCTTCAGCGGCACGCTGGCCAGCTTCCAGAACGTGAGCCAGCGGCTCGGCATCACGCTGGGCAATGCCCTGCTGCCGCCGCTGACCGCCATCGCGGAAGCGCTGACGCCAGTGGCGGAAGGGATCGCCGCGTTTGCGCAGGCGAACCCCGGCCTGATGACGGGCATCGTGGCGGTGACTGGCGCGCTGGCTGGCATGGTGATCGCCCTGCCGGTGATCGCTGGAGTGGTCTCCGCCATCGGCACGATCAAGACCGCCTTGGTGGCGGCAAACATCGGCGGGCTGATCGCCGGCTGGCTGCCGGCACTGCTTCCCCTTTTGCCTGTGATCGTGGGCATTGGCCTGGCCATCGCCGTGGTGG